AGCGGCGTTTGACGCCCCGCTTGCTGCAGCTGAACCATTTGCATTAGATGCAACAACGGTAAAGGTATACGCAGTTCCATTTGTTAACCCAGCAACAGAGATAGGAGAACTGGAGCTTGAACCAGTTAACCCTCCAGGGCTAGATGTTGCTGTGTACGTAACAGTTTTTCCGCCAGTACCGTTTGCAGTAAACCCTACAGAGACTGTGCCAGAAGCTCCAGTAGCAGTAGCAGTACCAATAGTTACGGGTTGCGGAATAGTGGTGGCAAAAACAGAGCCGCTAGTAATAGCAGGCCCTGTTCCAATAGAGTTTGTGGCGGTTACGTTATACGTGTAACTAGTACTAGAAGACAGCCCAGTAATTGTTAAGGGAGAAGAAGCGCCACTTGCAGTTAATCCACCTGGACTAGACGTAATTGCGTAGCCTGTTACTGGAAGTCCTCCATCGTGTACAGGCGCTGTGAAGGAGATAGTTGCACTGGCGTTGTTGTACGCCCGAGCAGTTCCTACATCAACACCAGATACAGAAGCAGGGGCGTAAGGAACTTCCCTGCTTGAAGAAGAAACAATTCCAGAAATAGCCATCAGCTTGTACTCAAGTCTCCAACTAGTACAAATGACTGTGAAGTATTTAGCTTAATAAGTGTTGCAGATGAGTTTGTAGCGCGTAAGAATAGACCAGGCGCCCCAACTACAGACGCAGAACCAGCAGCTACAACTTGAACCGTTCCAGCTCCTTTACGAAGAATGTGCAATTGCGCTCCTTGCGGAAACGCTACTGATGAGTTATCTGGAACAGTAATAGTTACTGCTGATGCACTATCTACAACAATCATTGCATTTTTATCAGTAAGAGCAAGAGTGTAGTTTGCTGTTTTGTTTGAAATAGTTAGGTCAGCCATAGTAACTCCGCCAGAAAAATTACCTGCGGAGTCAATGTAAGACAGCACAGTTCCCGAAGAGTTTTGCCACTCAAGTAGGTTAGCTGATTGAGAGGCGGCTCCCTTTAAGATAAGAGGCTTAGTAGTTGCCAACCCAGCAGTAATAATGTTTCCTGTATCACCGGCTTTTTTAATGTATTGAGTGTGAGTATCAGAGACAATACCTGTTTCAAGGTTTGCCAAACGAGCAGATACAGTTAAAAACGGGTTAGAGGCGGCATTAAACGTTCCACCAGAAGAAGGTGTTGTAGAAATATTTGGGTTTATGCCCAAAATAGTTTCAATAGCAATAACCTCATCTTGCAAAAGGTTTGGGTGAGACGCGTCAATAACGTCTACAACGTTTACCTTTGTAGAGTACGAGGCGATACTGGCTGGGTAGGTTGCTGTCATGTTTTTTCCTTAGCTCGTGATTCCGCCGGAAGCGTTGATAGTGATGGTTCCTTCTTCTGGTATCTCATTTATAGCGCATACAACGTCTGCAACAGAGAATACTTGCATTCCAACTAGGCGTGCAGTTCCTGAAGCAGCTGTTGAAGCCACTACAGTATTTCCAAGCCGTGCATACGTAAATGTGGTTGGGGTAGTGTCTAGTATTTGGTAAGTACCGTTAAAGTTAACATCTAACCCAGAAACAGTTACATACTTTTCGGCTTGAAACCCGTGATTAGTAGAAGTAGTAATTGTTGCAATTTCACCGCTTAGTTCTTTGTTTGTAATAGTCCATGAAGAAGTAACTGCAGCAGAAACAACATCTGTTGCTGTTTTACTATAGGTAAAGGTAGTTGTAGTTGGAACGCTTAAAACGACATAAGTTCCATTAAACGTTGTATCTACATTTGTAATGCTGACTGTTTGACCAACCGCTAGACCATGTGCTGACGCAGTTGTAAGGGTAGCAACATTTGAGGTTAAAGCTTTGTTTGTAATTGAAGAAAATTGCTGTGCGTCACGTCGACGAAGGACGTTAAATTGCGAGTAGTCAACCCCCGGTACATTTGCAATAATTCTCATCAAATACTGCAGGCTTATGCGGTCTGAAAACAACACGTTATCAAACGTTAAGATTTCTGCTAAAGCTGCCAAGACCGCGCTTTTAACGTTAAGTTGACGATATTGCGGCAAAACTGTTAAATCTAAAGTAATATCAACAGGAACATAAGAAGGAGGAGCAATAGTTAGTGAAGTGTTTGCTGGTGCCTTACCTTGCAAATAAGTTGCAACAATGTTTTTAAGCACGTTGAAAGTATAAGTAGGAGTTACGTTGTCTACTTCAACTCCGCGGTTTCCAAATAAAGCCATGTATAAGACTACGCTGCTGTACGTCTCAGCTTTTGAGTTTGCTTTTGCAACTCCAGAAACCTGTAAAGCTAACGAAGAGTAATCATTTAAAGAAACTGCTCTGTTTAATGACTTAAGGCTAATAGGAGCATTAACTTTAATAGAATCTGTTGTTTCAGCGCTTGCTCCACCGCCTGCAGCTGCTGGGTTTGTAACGCTAAGACCAGACTCGTTTATGTTTAATAGCTCTGTGATGGAACCAGCAGTAACGTTGCCTTCTACGCCCCCACCTACTCTATAAGTAGCTCTAATAACTTTTCCTAAAGGAGGTATTTTTCCACCAATATTGTCGCCAAATTGAATAAAAGATATGTCATCGGCGTCAGTAAATACCGTAAACGCGGGAGCGCTTCCCGGAAAATCAATAAGGTATTGAGTTCGTTCATATGAAACATAATCAACTGTTACAGCAACTGTAGATTCAATTACTGGGTAGGTTTTTAGTTGGTAAACTTGATTAGCTTCTCCAGTAGAACTATAAGTAACAATTTCTTCGGTAACAGTAACCCCTTGAGTTGCAAAAACGTCTGCTTGACCAGGTTTAGCTCCACCAAGTCCTGTAATAGTTCCTGTTGTAGCCGCACTAGCCACAGTTGATGAGCCAATTACAACCGTTAAAGTAGTTGCGCTAGGTACAGTTAAAACTGTTGCAGTTCCAGTTACGGCCGCAAATGGGGACACAGTATTTGTAAAAGTAACAGACTGACCCACATAAAAAATGTGAGCTGCTGAAGTAGTTACGGTTACAGTGCCGCTAGATATAGCTAAATTTGAAATTGTAGAGGTTGTTGTAGAGGCTGGAACCGTAATAGTTTCGTCAGTTTCAAATACAACTTGAGATGACACACCGTTAAGGGAGGCTGTAGCGCTAACCTGTGTCAATGCTGGAACCTCAATAGGGGCAGCAGAAGTGTTACTAAATGTAAGGTTTACGTATGAAGGGCTACTCTGCGTAGGTTGGTAGTCTAGAAGAGCAGCTTGGCGCAAAATACTAGAACGTTTTGTAGCAGTTGAAATAAACGCTTCATTTGCGCTTCGGTCAATATAATATGACTGCAAGTCTCCCAGATAAGCTTGAAGTTGAATTAACGCATTACCAAAGTCTGTAGAGTCTTTATAGCTCTTCCACTGAGGAGCATAGGTAGGTACCAGTAGGTATAGGTCATCGCGGATAGACAAAAAGTCTCGTGAGGTGTAATCCACTTGCGGTACAAAGTTTTGGTCAGCCACTGGTTACCTCGTTAATAATATCGCCAAATCGGGTGAAAGTTGCAGTTCTTATTCTAACGGAATCTTGGACCCCAGTAACGTCAGCGTAGTAAATTTCTAGGTCAAAATACCCGGTGTTGTTGTCTAAAACTGCGGTCAAGTCATTAAACATCAATGTAGGGAACCATTTTGAAAACGCCTCAGATATAGTCGTTCTACACATTTCTAGTGCCGACTGTTCATTTTCAAAAACTGCTTTTGGGACAAGGGTTCCATAGTTAGGAAGCATTACCCGCTCTCCTAAGCTGGTGAGTATTACCAAAATAATTCGGTCTCTCCATATTTTTCTTTGGTCGGAGGTATGCTCAACAAGCCCTGTGGCGTTAAATTTAAACGGCCAAATTATCGCTGATTCTGCCATTACAGTACTCCCATCCAGACTGGAAAATTAGGGTCTCCGCCTACAAACATTACCCAAACAACGGCGTTTCTAGCGGGTGTGCTTTCATTTGCGGCTACAGGAGTTCCGTTTGAAACCCCAGGTGCTCGGCATGGCAAAGCCCAATTAGATACAGCTTCCCCAGTTATTTGCGGAACAGTTAGTTTAATGCGGCTTCTACGCTCTGGGTCGTCAATGTCTACGCATTTTCCAGGGTAAATGCCATAAAAACGTCGGTCGTAGTCTTCAGAGGACACCTAAAGCACCTAACCTTTCACTTGCCGCTTGCGTTCTATATGAGTTTCGTTCTACACGCCGTAAATCCCTGTTACCTCTAGCAACCCATTTTACAATCGTGGTTTCTTCAGAGGTTAAGGGAGTTCGGTTTAATGTTTTTGAAATAGAACGAGGAGAGGAAGACAGCTTACCCAGGTTAGCCACGGATAACCCTGTAAACCCATTTAACTTGTCTTGGCTTTGGCCAATAATAATTTTACGAACTTCTGGGGTTGGACGAGCCAATAAAGTGGTTCCATCTTTCCATCGGTTTCCTTTTCCTAAAGAGTCAAGGCCAAGTATAAGTTTAGTTGTGTATCGTAAGGTTTCAATTACATGTTCGGCCTCTAAAATTATCCAGTATCCCTCGTAAGACTCCCCAATACCGGACAAATAAATAGGCATTCCTGGTCGTAAAGAGGCGTTTCCTAGAACTTCAGCTGTTGCTCTGTAAGGAAACATAGTTAAAATGTCTGCAGATTCAGACTCATAGCTAGCTGAGGCGTAGTCTAGAGCTACAACATCAGTATTAAACCGGTCAAAAAACTCTTCTGTTCTGTTTTGTCGTACAGTTACATCTCTAGTTTGTTTAGTTACTGCAAAGTTTGTGTTGGCACCTGTAGTTAAATCAATGCCAGAAATAGCTGTTGCGGATTTAGAGCCTTCTTCCCAATGTAAAGTTTCTCCAATAATAGGGTTAAAAGAGTAAAGCGTACTTCCCTCCGGGTCATTAGCGTTACGCATTTCAAAAATATTTGCTTGAGCCTTATATGTTGTAAAATCTTCATCCAAAGGTTCAAAATAAATTGAAGTGTTTTCAGTACGTAACGAATAACCACATTGTTTAGCTAAACGTACCATCATTAACCAATCACTAATTCCCGCTTGAGCAATTTGAGGATACACTCTAGGGTGGTCAACAACTGAGTAAGAAAACTCGTTTCTTTCCGCAATTTCTTTAACTACAGCAGAAGCAGTCATATTTTTGTATATTCTTTGAGAAGATTGTTTTAAAACATACGACGCTCCAATTAAAACTACCTTTACGTGGTCAGCTCCAGGAGTTTTTACCGGCTCAAGATGGTGAACATACCCATAAAATGTTCGTTCACTATTTGGTTCTTGGTACAAAACATCTACAGGAATTCCTGGCTTTATTAAATCAAAAACAGGTTCCCACTCGTTAAAAGTAAGATAAGCAATTTCATGCTTATATTTTTCTTGAACAAGGCGAAAAGAACTAAGTCTAGAAGGCGCCTCGTCAATCCCGTTAAATTTAATGCTAATAAATTTAAGCACGACGAGGTACCCTAATAACTGTTCCGGGAGTGATGTTTAAAACATCTTCAATTTCTGGATTTGCTTCCGCAATAACCCACCAAGAGTAAGGACTTCTGTAATTACTCTGAGCTATATTGTCTAACCTATCCCCATCTTGCCAAACATAGTCTGACCAGCTTAAAGTACCAAGCTCACCAAAATCGTAAGTTACTACAGATGTTATGTTTCCGTCCTCTACAACAGAAATGTAATAAATATAGGAATCGTTGTACCTTGAGTTTCTTAAGACAGTCATTACGCACCCTCTGCCAATCCAACAGAAGCCATAAGGTTTGCTGTAATTTGTATTTGACTTCTAATAGGTTTCATATCAGTAGTAAATTGTAAATGGTTTACGGAAATACCGTTAATATACCCAAGGTAATTTAATGGACCAATTTCAATTTTTACTAGGGTTGCAGACAAAAATCCAATATCTGAAGTAACACGGCCAAGGGAGTTTTTCCATCCGCCTGACATGTAATTAGCGTTTGGACCATTGATAGTTTGATATAAGAATTCAATATCGTGCAAAGTACCTAACTCGTATAGCTCTCTAAGTTGTTTTGTCATCATCTCTGGGGTAGCTATACCTAACTTATGTGGAGTGTAAAATTTAGAAAAATTTTCTCTCCACTGTTTTTCTCTGTCTTTTCCTTGTGCAGGGTCCCATTGTTTTGGGCCTTTATGAGCAAAACAAGCAAAGTCATTAATACGATTAACTTCAAGGTTTAACATAATTGTCTCTTGACCAGGAAACGCGCCAGCAACTCCAACAAATCGGTCTTGCATAGATGGGGTTACGTCTGGGTTTAGGCTTACTGATGTACCAAAACTGTCTGGGTTCCATAGGAATTGAAAGCCCATTTGACGCGCATCAGCGCTTGGCTTAGACCCGTTTCCAGTATATTTAGTATCAGATGCAGTGGCGTACCAAACAATTCTTCCACGACGCATTGCATTCTTTGGACTAGTATTTGGATTAGTTCCGACTACGTTTGCTTTTGTAGCAGAATTTCCTTTGTCTTGGGCGCTACCAGGAGAAACAATATTTTTTTTAAAATCTCTATGGTCTACAGTAGATGGGGCAATAGGCAAACTCCACTCATGCGGAGATAAGTTAAACGTGTAGTTGGCTAAATTAATAGGTGGAGAAAAATCATCTTTATTTGCCCTAGCTAGTTTGTCAGCAATATTAAAAGGATTATTTTTGTCAAAAAATTTTCCAATACTGTCTAAAATAGAAATGCCAACACCGCCACCGGCTGCCGCGGTTGAAGATTTTGGGTTAAAAGTTACTGCCGAAGCAATAGCTCCTCCAATTCTAGAAGTAAAATAATTAGAAGCGAATAAAGCCCCGCCTGCCGCAGTAAGAACAGCTCCGGACGCTAATGTGGCAGCTCCACCAGAGGCTACTGTTGTAGACACTTGTTTTACTGCTGTTCCCGTACCAAGAACAGGGTCAACTACTGCGGATACTACTTTTGAAGTGGTTCCACTAGCCCCGTTTAATGAAGCACCTAGCCCAAGAAGTGGCCTACCGCCAGGGGGTACCGCAACAACCTGCTCAGCGTTTACTTTGCGAACAGCTCTAGTTGTTGTGGTAATTGGATAAGAAAGGTTATATGTAGTCCCGTTTGTTGGTAGGTCGCTCATTAGTGTGAAACTGCCTTTCTAATTAAGTTGTCGTAATCAAGAGCCTTTTTAATTTCTGAAGCAAGCTTGTTTTCATCCCAATTTGCAGACCCTTCAACTTTGATAGTAATTCCACCATAGTTGATGTTATAGCCGCCGTTTCCTGAAGCTCCAGAAGCTGATACAGGACCACCCTCAGCTCGAACCCCTAGAACGTCATTCTTAAGTCCTTTACCTAGTTCAGCAACTAGTTTTGCAAACTCAGTCTTACTAAGTGTGCCTTTAAGCGAATTAATAATTCCTTTAAGACCACCTAACGGGCCGCTATCTGTAACAGCGTTAAATACATCGCCTGCAATGTCGGCAGCTTTATTTACTATTGTTCCAGCAGCTTTAGAAATACCTTGTCCTGCTGACCAAATTTTTCCGCGCACGCTGTCGTACCATGGGTCGTCAGTTCTCGGGTGCCCGTAGTGTTTACCCGCAAGACCAGCAGCTTGTGCAGTAGACCAAGCTTTATAAAATGTACGGCCTTGACTTGATATGTCCCAAGCAATTCTTGCGTTAATTTCTGGGTCATATAAATCCCAGTCATTTTTAACTCCGTATTTAGCATAGTTGGCTCTACGACGGTCGCCCTGCCCTCGGTTTCCAGCAATGTCATTTTTCATATTAATTTGGAATAGTCCGTAAGACATGTCTGCGCCCATGAGATTTTCGTTAACTGGTTGGCGACCCGACTCCTTAGAAATAATTCGTATTCCATTTTCAACATCTTCTGGAGTTTTCCAGCCCGCTCTTTTAAGAATAGTCCGCAGTTCATCGTGAGGAATCTGGTCCCCGGCTTTGTATTTTCCTTTGTAATCTTTTTCGTGCATGTGGCGAGTTGGTTTGCCATTATTATTATCAACATTTTCGTGAGTCTCAGACCCATCAGAAAACTTCTTAGTAACTTGACCGCCAGCATGCATAAACCCAGCAAAGTTAAGTTTATGATTTGGGATAATTTGACCGTCTTGTTCAGGAGCAAAAAATTCAGGACCACTTAAGCCCACCATCTTTTGTCCACCACCACCGTGAGGTACGTAAAGTTCTGGGCCTTTTTCTCCAACAATGTATGTATTTCTAGCTGCTGTTTCTCCACCTTCTGCCAAGAACGGGATGCCAGTAAGCATGTCAAGCAGTTCTCCGCCAACTCCGTTACCGACTCCTGTCATTGTGTCAGCAAAGCCTTTTCCACCAGCAAAAAGGTATGCCAGTTGTTCAACGACCGGGATATTAGCTAGTTTTACCATTAAGTTGCTAAAACTACCAGCCATTTTATTTGCGGTTTCAAATCCTTGGACAATTGAATCAGTAAACTGCCCAATCATATTTGATGAGGCGTTGTCTCTTTTTCCTTTAGACTTAATAGCGTCTGGAATAACGCCAGCTGCAGACAACTGCTCTTGACTTCCTAAATCAACTACGCCAGAAGCTTTTGCTAAAAGGCCGTCTTCAATAATTTTTCTAGTCATTGGGTCGTTACCGAAGTACTGCTCAAGTAATGAATCTAGAGCGTTACCTGGTTGCAATGACATGTGTAAGTCGTACTTAGTGATGGCTGACCCGCCACGTTTTTGTTTATTTAATGTTGACCAGAGGTCGTCAATAATTTGTTTTAAATCCCGCATGGTGCCTGTAGCAGCATCTCTAACGTTTACGCCAATAACTTTAAGATAGTTAACGTTACGTGCTGCGTTTAAACCAGTGAGGGCGCTAGCAGCTCCTGTGAATCCAAGTCCAGGAGTTAAGTTAGACGCAAGGGCTAAACTATTTCCAATTCCTGGAATATTTGTTCCTAAAGAGCGAGAGCTATTTAACGCTTCAACTACGTCAGTGGCAGAGGTCTGTACGCCTTTTTGACCAAGGTTAGTAGACATGTTACGAATAGCGTTCTGCTGGTCTTTAAGCTCACCGCCGCCACCCATTCCCGCAAAAGCTGCACGGTTACGGTTGTACTCGTAGTCAAAGCTTTGTTGAACAGTAGGAAGCCCCATGTACGCCATTTTTAAGGGGGCCATTGCTTTACCAAGCAATCCTCCAATAATAGGTATTTGCCCTACATCCGCAAACGGACCTTTTTCCCAACCTTTGTTTGGGTCTGACTCAACAACTCCAGGGTTGATTTTAGGTTGGCTAGGCATCCCATTTGCGCCTTTAGCGCCTGGGTTAACTACTTGAGGCGCTGCAGCGGGCCCACCAGCGTGTGGTTGGGTAGGCATTCCATTTGCGCCAATAACAGGAGGTATGCCTGGGCTAGACATAACAGAGCTACCAGCTCCGTCAGTTGTTCCCTCTTTTCCTATGATAGCCGCAGCATGCTTGGCCTGCCCCTGCATAAATTTTTCAGTGGCTTTTGCGGAGGCCTCAATACCATCGCCATGTTTATCAAGCTTGGCGTAGATATCTACAACAGACTGTAGGTTTTTTAACTTGTCTGTAAATGCCATGTTGCTTCCTCCTTACATTCTGCTTACGGCTCGTGAAAGCCAGTTGTTTCGCTCTCTAAATGAAAGCGCACGAATATCAGACAATGTCCACCCAGTAAATACTCGAGATAGTACTTCGTATTGGTCCATTAAATCTGTGTAGTTAGAAACGAAACAAAGCGCCAATGCTTAGTGGGGTTGGTACAGATTCCCCACATGCCTGACAAGCCTTGCTCACCTCCGAAAGGCGAGGACCCGGGTTGCGGGTACTAATATCGGAAACAAGTTTTTCTCTATCTGAAATGCTTAGTTTTAACGCAGTATTTGGCTTAGCGGGACTTCCATTAATAGCGTTAATCGCTGCAGATAACAACATAGTTGTTAGTTCTGAAGAAGTAGTTGACTCAGGAGCCTCTGTAATACGACGTTGAGTTTTACCTGTAGGTAAAGACACGTTTGCAACATCGCCATTTTTTAGCGTAACGTTCCAAGTTCTATCTCTAATAGGGTCTTCAAGCGTTACGTATCGAACGTCTTCTTTTAGATTAATTGGAAGGATTTGGTCACGAGAACAGATTGGACAAGTAGCAGCGTACTCTATGTCTTCGCCAAAAGTTACACACCTAATTCCAATTAAAATACTGTCTCGGTCTCCTGATAGTAGTTTGTCAAAATCTTCAGTCTCTGGCTCATAGTCACCAATGCTGACAGTTCCTCTAACTAACAACGCAGTTAAAGCCTTTGACCCAGTAGATGATTTAGCAATAACTTCTTCATCCTCTCCTGTTAATTCTCGGACTTCTGCGGTTGTTAATAGTTCGCCATCTGCAGTGATAAACCCACCAGGTAGTTCTACAAGGGGGTTTGACGGAACCACAGTTTCTACTATTTTTTGTGGTTCCGCCATCGCCGCTTGTGCAATACGGTTGAGTTCGTCTTGATTTACAATTTGTTCTGTTGTCACGATAAGTGCTCCTTTAGTTAAGTGTTATCCCTTTGGACCTGTTGATACAGGCTTGCGGGTTGTAGTTGCTGTGGTTGGGTCAACGTGGAATACAGTCAAACCTTCGTGGACAAGTGTCATTGTTTCAAAAAGCAATGAGTTATCTCCAGCGTTAAGGTCTGTAAATGAAAGCTGGTTAATCCACGCGTTATGAAGTTTGAAGCCCATTTTAGCAGTTGCAACATCTGATGGGTTTGTGTCGGGATGGTCCATTACATAGATGATTACATCGCAACGGAAATCCTTACCAGTTGTTGAAAGCCCATCTCCAGCTGCTGCTGCAAAAAGACCACGCATCCATTCAATAGCATTGTCGCTACCAAATAGGGCGCCGTGCTGCATTGCAACTGGCTGAAAGTTAGTCATACCAGGAATCTGGTGCGTGGTGGTGTTGTATCCACCCTCACGATATTGAATGTTTTGGGTTGTAATTGACAAGCCAGAGATTGTATTAAAACCTCCGCTAAACCCAAGGATTTTGTCCGTAAATACGGAACCGTTGTTTGATGACGTTAGAAACTCTGCTTGAAACCGAAACCCGCGTAATGGGTCGGTAGCATGGGTTGACCAACGTTCTATTTTTTTAGGCATTTTTATTTATCTCCTTAGGCTGTCACAGTAACGGTGGCTCCACCGTCAAACTGACCGATTTTGATTACAACGAATTCAGCTGGACGCTGTAGAGCCACGCCAACTTCGATGATGACTTTACCCTCGTCAATTACGGACAGAGTGTTTAGCTCTCCGTCGCACTTAACAAAGTATGCGCTTGATGGGGTATCCCCACGAAGTCCGCCCTGTGTCCAGAAATCTGATAGGAAAGCTGAGACGGTTGCGTTAAGGCTACGCCATAGAACAGCGTCGTTAGGCTCGAACACTGCATACTGAGTAAGGTCTGTAAGAGCCTTACGAAGGTAGATAAGCGTACGACGAACCGGTACGTAACGGTCTACATAACCAGCCTTAATTGTGCGAGAACCCATAACAACAAAACCAGAACCTGGAATGTAACGAATAGGGTTAACTGGAACTGCTGCAGAGTTTAGTGAGTCAAGCTCTGCGTTTGTAAGAGGCGCTACTGCAACAACATCTGATAGACGTGCAGATAATCCTGCAGGCGCCTTAAACACTCCTCGAGAAGAATCTGTTGTTGCAAATAGTCCTGCGATTGCTCCACCAGGATGCGCTAATAAGGTAGCACCTGTAGTTGAAACTGTTGGGTCACCAATAGTTACGTGTGGGTAGTACACAGCTCCAAGAGAGGTTGG